CCCTGGACTTGCGTCTTTGTTTGCATATAGTTTACAGATGTAAAAATTTTGCGAGAAAAAATTTTTTGGAATATACTTTAGGGATGGGATTTAAAGTTGCGGGTATTGTTGGCCTATTATTATTAGCCTCATTAGGCTCTTTCAAGCTGTATTATGATAAGGCGGAGGCTCAGAAGTTAGCTTTGGTCACACAGTTGCAGCAGTCGATGGATAACCAGTTATTGCTTGAGAATTCGATTGAGAAGCAGAATCAGCAGATCGCGGACCAGTTATCCCGAGAAAAGAACAGTCAGGCCCGTATTGCGATTCTCACAAGCGAGGGCAGTGAGGCACAGGAGGAGGTCAATCGTTTAAAGCAGACATTTGCTAGGCATGATCTCAATATGTTATCTATGTCTAAGCCTGGATTAATTGAGCGTATTGTTAACAAGGGAACGGCTCGAGTAGGTAGGGAGTTACAGGCTTTAACTGATCCGAGGCAGTTTGATGAAGAGATTACTGATAGTAGTAGCGATAGTTCTGAGTAGCGGTTGTTCATCGTTTCCAAGTTTTAGTGTACCGGAGGTAAGGCCTGTTGAGGTTGTTACGATAGAGCTTCCTGCCCCGATGTATCATCCCCCGTTACCTAATCAGGTTACACCGATGCCTGTTGAGTGGAGGGTATTGACACCGGACACGATGGCCGCGTATTTAGTTGATTTGGAGAATGGCGAGGCTCCTTCGCAGGCGTATTACGGATTAACGAACAAGGGATACGAGAATTTATCTAACAATATGGCTGAGGTCAAGCGTTACATACGGCAGACGTTATCGGTTATTGAGTATTACCGCGATTCAGATGAGTAACTAAGGACTCCACCCCCAAGTTTAACTTCTTTACTTTATTTATTTTAAAATATCCAACGATTAGCATATACTTACCTAATGGCAGAAGATTACGGAACAATAAAAGCATACAAACCTTCCCCGTTGGAAGAGCAACGGCATCGCATTGCGGAGTTTTTAAAGCGTAACGGGATTTCTAATAACGCTTCGGCACAGCGGCAGGGGGGTAATCTTTCTATGTTTGCCGAAATGATTCCTCTTTTGGGTGATGTCCAAGGCGTAAGTGAAGGCGTCGATATGATAAAGAAGGGCGATCATCTTGGGGGCGGACTTATGTCAATCCTAAGTATGGTTCCTTTTATTCCGGCATCGAAGGTTGTTAAATCGGTATCAGAACGCCTTAGTATAATAGCAAAAAAGATGAGGCAAGCACGACACAATGCGGAACGTGAAAAGCGTAATATCCCCTTCGACGGAGATCCTGCCCGAAGAAAAGAAACAATGTATAGAGAAGAAGCGTATAACTATTCTAAACAATACACTGAGTTACAAAAACAACAGGAACCAACTGCGGCAGATATGTTAGGTTTTCCTAATGTTAGAGCGTCTGAAGGCGGAAAAAGTGGATTAAGGACTTTATCGCCGACAGTAGAGGGAGAACTTATGCCGCGAAAGTTGTCTGACGCTCTTAGTGACTCAGATAACTTACCAGGATATGGTCCCGAAGAACTTGCTGCCATAAAGAAGGAAGTGAAAGACCGTATGGCAAAAAAATCAGGCGATAAGCCCTATTTGGATGATTATTTAAGAAATTTATTAGATGAGTAGTAACGCTGAGAAGTTAAAAGCGTTAAAAAGCATAGACTTATCGCATTTAACTAAAGCGGAAGCTAAAGAGTTTACCGTTTTATTAGAAGAGCTTACTAAGCGTGAATTCCAAGAAGAATCCACCAGTACCTTTATGCATTTTGTTAAGGCGATCTGGGCTGATTTTATTAATGGCGATCACCATGTAAAGATGGCTAAAGCGTTTGATGATATAGCGAGTGGTAAGTTAAAGCGTTTAATTATCAATATGCCGCCACGTCACACGAAATCCGAGTTTGCTTCTCATTTGTTCCCTGCGTATCTATTAGGGAAAAATCCTAAGTTAAAAATAATAGAAGCAACACACACCGCTGATCTTGCAATTAACTTCGGACGTAAGACCCGAGATCTAATTGACGGAGAAGAATACCACAAGTTATTCCCAGAGACTGAGCTAAAGGCCGACAGCCGTAGTGCGGGTAAATGGCTAACAAACAAAGGCGGAGAATACTATGCCGCAGGTATCGGTGGCGCATTAGCGGGAAGGGGCGCGGATTTGTTTATTATTGACGATCCTCATTCTGAGCAAGATGCGATGTCTGATAAAGCGATGGACGAAGCGTATGAATGGTTTATGGCGGGTCCTCGTCAACGGTTGCAGCCTGGAGGGGCAATTGTTATCGTCATGACTCGTTGGAATAAAAAAGATCTAACGGGCAGATTAACAAGAAAAATGGCACAGGACGAGGGTTCTGATCAATGGGAGATAATAGAGTTCCCTGCGATATTGCCCAGTGGTAAGCCTCTTTGGAAAGAATATTGGTCATTAGCTGAATTAGAAAGCATTAAAGCATCAGTTAGCCCATCTAAGTGGGCGGCACAGTATATGCAAAGGCCAACAGGCGAGGGTATTTCTATTATCCCTAAAGATTGGTTTAAGATTTGGGATGAAAATAAACCGCCTAAATGTGATTATTTAATACAATCCTATGATACTGCGTTTTTAAAGAGCGAAAGAGCTGACTTTACGGCTATAACAACATGGGGTGTATTTTATCCTGAGGGTAAAATCGGTGACGAGATTTATCATGGCAATGACGCTCATTTAATATTAATAGACTGTATTAAAGAACGGTTTGATTTCCCTGAGTTAAAAGCGGAAGCATTACGTTTGTATGAATTTTGGAGTCCTGATGTTGTTATTATTGAAGCAAAAGCGTCAGGAATTCCATTAGTTCAAGAATTACGTAGAGTTGGTATTCCTGTCAACACTTTTTCTCCAGGAAAAGGTCAGGATAAGATAGCTAGATTAAACTCAGTATCGCCTATTTTCCAAGACGGGCGCGTTTGGGTTCCGGATAATCGTTTTGGTGAAGAACTCATGGAAGAAGTTTCAGATTTCCCTTCAGGAGAAAATGATGATTTAGTAGATGCAACCACGTTAGCGTTGGCTCGATTCAGAGAAGGCGGCTTTTTGCAGTTAACCAGTGACTATTTTGAAGAAGAAGAGTATTATGAAAGGGAAAGGGTTTATTATTAATCAGAATCATACTATGATTTATCACTATGGGTATTGAAAAACAAATGTTGTCAGCGGTTCCTAATTCTCAAGAAGAAATTGAGATAGAACTTATGCAACAACCGGAAGAAGAAACAGATCTTTTTGTTCAACCTGACGGTTCAATAATCAGAGGCAGTGACATGCCTGACGAAAAGCCGTCTAGGTTTGGAGAAAACTTAGCGGAGTCTTTAGACGATAGAGAACTAGGGACAATAGCTAATGAATTAGTTGGTTCTTTTGAAGAGGATCTAGATTCTAGAACCGATTGGTTTCAAACCTACGTAGAAGGCTTGGATTTATTAGGATTCAATTCGGCGAGTAGATCCCAACCGTTTGTTGGCGCTTCCGGCGTTCATCACCCGATTCTTGCAGAAGCCGTAACACAGTTTCAAGCACAAGCTTACAAAGAAATGTTACCCGCAGGTGGTCCCGTAGACACGGAAGTGCTGGGAATGACCGATGATGGCAAGTTAGAAAAAGCTAATCGCGTTAAAAACTTCATGAATTACCAAATTACGTACAAAATGGAAGAATATGATCCAGAAATGGACCAATTATTGTTTTATCTTCCTTTATCAGGTTCTGCGTTTAAAAAAGTTTATTACGATCCCGCAGTTGGACGTGCTGTAGCGCGTTTTGTTAAGTCTGAGGACTTAGTAGTTCCTTATTATGCTGTAGATTTACTAACCTCTCCAAGAATTACTCATGTAATTCACATGACAGAGAACGAAGTACGCAAATTACAGCGTTCGGGCTTCTATAGAGACCTTGAAATGATGTCTCCTGGAAGCGGTATGGAGAATACCGAAGTTACGGACAAGTTAGAGGAGCTACAAGGGTTAACTAGAACAATAAGTGACGAAGAATTCACTATATTAGAGATACATGTCGACCTAGATTTAGAAGGTCACGAAGATTTAGACGAAAATGGCGAAGAAACAGGCGTAGCACTTCCGTATGTAGTGACTATTTGCAAAGATAACAACAAAATCCTTGCAATTAGGCCCAACTACAACGAAAACGACCCAATGCGTAAGAAAATTGAACATTTTACTCATTATAAGTTCCTTCCTGGATTAGGGTTTTACGGTTTTGGATTAATCCACATGATGGGGGGCTTAACTAAGTCAGTTACTGCAATTTTACGTCAATTAATTGACGCGGGAACGCTTTCTAACCTTCCTGCTGGATTTAAAGCACGTGGCTTGAATATTCAACGACATGATGACCCGTTACAGCCAGGAGAATGGAGAGATGTTGACGCTCCTGGAGGTCGGTTACAAGATGCGTTTTTACCTTTACCGTATAAAGAGCCAAGTGCTACTTTAACGACATTATTAGGTGCTTTAGTTGATTCGGGTAAGCGATTTGCCGCTACTGTAGAAGCCCCTACGGGAGACGGAAACTCTGAAGCCCCTGTTGGAACAACGGTAGCGTTGATGGAGAAAGGACAGCGAGTTATGTCCGCAATCCACAAACGACTACATTATGCTCAAAGAACTGAGTTTAAAATATTAAAAAGAGTATTTGGTGAGTTTTTACCCCCCGAATACCCTTATCAAGTCCAAGGTGCTTCAGAAAACGTATTTAAGGAAGATTTCGATAGTTCTGTTGATGTTATCCCCGTAAGTGACCCAAATATCTTCAGTATGACCCAAAGAATCACTTTAGCTCAAACACAGCTACAAATGGCTCAAGCCGCCCCAGAATTGCATGATTTACGGGAATCTTACCGAAAAATGTATATTGCGCTAAATATTAAAGATATTGACGCATTATTGCCTCCTGAAACAGAAGTTCCGGCTAGAGACCCTATTAGTGAGCATCAAGCGGCTATAACAGGTAATCCTATAAAAGCGTATCCATTCCAAAATCATGACGCATATATTAACGCTCATTCTGCTTTTTTAGAAAACCCTATGATGTTTGATAATGAGGGGGCCTCTCAAGCGATTAGTGCTAATATCCAAGAACATCAGTCAATGCTTTATAAACAGCAAATAGAGCAGGCAATGGGTCAGGCACTTCCTGAGTTAGACGGTGCTGAAATGGATCCAGAAACAATGAATCAAATTGCTATGATGGCCGCAAAAGCAACACAAGAAGTTACGGGTAAAGCACAGGCACTAGCCGATGCCGAAGCGGTAGCACAACAAGATCCGCAACGTGAAATGTTTGAGGCACAACTGCAACACGAACAAGCACAGTTAGCACAAAAAACCGAGGATGATGCACGAGACGCACAGCTTGTTGAGATGAAAGCACAACTAGATGCGCAAATCAAACGTGAGAAAATAGACGCAGATCTAAAAGTACAAGACACTAAGTCTGCGATAGAGTTGCAGGGGCTTGACCAAAAAGCAAAAACAGATGCTGAAAAGAACTATACAGAACTAGTTAAAATAGTTCGAGAAAGTAGAAACCCGACCGGAGAAAAATAATGCGAGAGTATTACGACAAAATGAAGAGTTTTCCTTCACCTTCTAAACAATCGAATCGTTCAGAATCTAGTGAGTCGTCAATAACCGACAACACTAAAACTGAATCGGTAAAAGCCGGAGTTTGTTTAGATACGCCCCAAAAAGCAAAAGTCAAAGGAGCAAACGGACAAACAAAAGGACTTCTTTGGTATAGGTCAATTAAATAAGTGGACTATATCTTAGCTACGGAGCATTTGCTTCGTAAATATCGTGAGAGAAAAGAAGCTCTTACGCACACGCTGGCTTCTGGAAGTATTGAGGACTTTGAGCAATACCAAAGGATCGTTGGTGAAATCGCAGGTTTGAGTTTCTGTGAACAGGAGATTCAAACCCTACATTCTAATATGGAGAATGCAAATGACTGATAAAGTCGAAACCACAACTGTTCCGGACCGAGTATTGCCGTTTTTTGGAAGTGATGCTGTTCCTGCGAAAGCACCTGAAAATGTAATAACACATGAAAACTTAGAAGCTCATGCAGATTCGTTACCCCGTCCAACTGGGTATCGTATTTTAATATTGCCCTTCACACAATCTTCTGTAACTAAAGGAGGTATCCACTTATCTAAGTCAACTGTTGACAAAGAAAAACTTGCAACTGTTGTTGGCTATGTTGTTTCGGTGGGACCAGATGCGTATAGTGACTTGCATAAGTTTCCTGAGGGAGCTTGGTGTAAGGAAGGTGACTGGGTAATCTTTGGCAGATATGCGGGTGCTCGTTTTCAAATAGAAGGTGGCGATATGCGTCTTTTAAATGATGATGAGATTTTAGCCTGTATTGACAATCCCGAAGCAATTTTATCATAACATTCTTGAGGAATACTCATGCAAAATAATGAAGAAGATAGTATCGAACTAGTTCTTCCCGAAGGGGAAGTTGATATACATGCCGCAGACGTTGACGATTCAATTAAAGGCGAAGTTACTTTTGAAAACAACGTTGTGTCTGAAAAGGAGATAAAAGACGAGTTAGACGAAATAAGTGATTCAGTACAAAAACGTATTGATAAGCTCACTTATAAAATGCGAGAAGCTGAAAGACAACGGGATGAGGCAGTTCACTATGCTCAAAGCGTTAATCAAACAGCAAGTGGTTTAAAGGAAAAATTAAAAAACTCTGATTCTTCCCTTTTCAAAGAGTACGATAATAGAGTACAATCAGAAATCCAAAGAGCTAAACAAAATTTAAGGGAGGCTCAAGACGCAGGAGATGGTGGCGCGGTTGCCGATGCAACTGAAACACTCTCTAGGGTAAGCGCAGAAGCAGAAAATTTAAGAAGATTATCTGCTCAGCAAAACATTAGAGAGAGAAACCAACCACAACAGGTTCCGGTTCAGGCGTATCAACCAACACTACAGCCTCAGGCGAAGGG